TGAAATAAAAAAGAAAAAAAAAAAGTAAAAAATATAATAAAAAAAAGAAAAAAAATACAAAAAAAATTAAAAATAAGACTAAAAAACATCTTCATACTGGTGGAGGAAATTGTAAATCTTATATTATTACAGGTGCACATGGTTTTATTGTATATGATAAAGAACAATTTATTACTATTCCTGATAATATAAGATTAGTAGTATATAGTGACTTTTGCGGAAAATCGTGTAATAATATAAAAAATATCATAAATTACATTTGTAATGATGAACAAGATAAAATTAATGAAATCGCTTACAATTTTTTAAATTCTGGAAGTATAATACCTGAATTATACGTTCTTCCCGACAAAAAAGATAATATAAAATTATCTGATTGTGATAATAATATTATCTACCAAGAAAATTTTAAACAAGATAAAACTTCAAATAAAGCAGTTCCTTTAAGCGTTATTATTGAAAAATTAAAAATTTATTTAAAAGATAATAATCTAGAAAATGTTAAAATTGATTTACATTGGACATTATGTTTAGATGTTATAGATAAAGAAAGACTTAAAATAGAAAACCCTGATAATAGTATTATAACAAAAAATAAATATGAATACAAAGAAAGTGACATAATTTCTGGTTTTGAATATCTTTTGAATCCTTGTAATGAGGATTTATTAGGTATTCAGTATAATTCTACTAATTCAGATTATAGTGATTGTAAAATAAAAATAAAAAAAAATACAATATTAATTATATCTAATATAATAGCAGATAAAAATGTCAAAATTTATTTAACTTATCCGCATATTATAAAAATTAGACAAGCTCTTCCTCTATTAATTACAAGACTGGAAGAAAATAAATATCAAATAATACAAATGTTATTTGATAAAATAAAATCGCATCCATTAAATCCAGAGTTTACAGATTTTGTAGATGAAAAACTCAATGAATATATTCAAAATAAATTAATACCAGACAAATCACAAATATTAGAAAAAATCGTAGATTATAATATCAATAATAATGATATTACTATTAATGTAAATATGACTGGTATTGATAATCAACCAATTATTAATATTATTAGGATAATATTATATTTCTCTGTAATGAATTTGCCCATCTAATTACAAGTAAAATCATTTTAAATAGAAAAATTGATATAATTATATTATATTAATATAATTATAAAATGGATATCAAACAAAATAAAGGATTACAACGTAATACAATAGATAAATATTATACTAAAAATAATATTGTTAATTTATGTATAAAATATATAAATCTAAGTATTAAAATAAATAATAATGATTTAATTATTGAACCTAGTGCTGGTAATGGTGCTTTTATTAATAGTATTAAAAGATTAAGTAATAACTATTTATTTTATGACATAGAACCAGAAAATTCTGAAATAACTAAACAAAACTATTTGGATTATAATTATAATAATATTGAAAAATTACACCATGATGTGCATATTATAGGGAATCCTCCGTTTGGTAGACAATCCTCTCTGGCTATTAAATTTATAAAAAAATCATGTGAATTTTGTAATACTATATCATTTATATTACCGAAAAGTTTTAAGAAAGATAGTTTAAAAAAATGTTTTCCATTAAATTTTCATCTTGTATTGGAAATTGATTTACCCAATAATTCATTTTTGGTTAATAATATAGAACACGATGTTCCTTGTATTTTTCAAATATGGAAAAAAGAATCATATAATAGAATGATAAATAATATATTAATACCAGTCAATTATGAATTTGTCAAAAAAACCGAGAATCCAGATATATCTTTTCGTCGAGTAGGAGTTAATGCCGGAAATATTGATACTGTAATAGAAAACAAAAGCATTCAATCTCATTACTTTATTAAATTTAAAAATGAATTATCTATTGAAGAAAACATAAAAAAATTATCAAATATTAATTTTGATTTCAATAATACAGTTGGGCCGAAATCAATATCTAAACAAGAACTAATCTATAAGTTTAATGAATTATTATAAATTTATTTTATATATTTATTTCGTTTTCTTATAGAACTTTGAATTGATAATTCTATTACCTTATTTCTTATTATATTTGGATATTCACTCGATGACATATATCTTATAAATTTTTCAAGAGTTGTTTTGAATTTTGGTATAGAACATTGCACTCTACTTTGCTTGCTATCTACTTTTGGATTTATTTGCAATAAATTATTATTTGATAATTTCTTTTTTTCATTTAAATAATCATATATATTTTTTGCCTCACTACCTTTAACATTTAAAGGAATTGATTTAACCCCTTTAACATATTTTTCTATATCTTCTTTTGATATATTGCCAAATAATATATTATGACAATCTTTGTTATAATCTATTTCATAAATATTCTGAATAATTTTATAATCTTCTATTTGTTTATATGATATAACAATTATTGTATTAACTTGTCTAAAATCATAATTATAAAATCTCAATATATCACCACAACATATGGAATTAGAACCTGTTGTTTTTATTGAAATATTTTCATTAGGATTGAATTTGTTATCTTGGCATGGAATATCATGTATATTTGTATCATTACTGTTTGGTTGTAAATCAAAAACCTTCTCTCTTATCATAGCTTCAAATTTAAAACCGTGATTTTGCGATTGCTTATTTTCTTTCATAACGCTATATAGTCAAATATTATGAAATTTTATTCAATTTTATTGCTAAATTAATTATTTTATATAATATTATAATAAATGAATTGTGATTGTTCTAAAAGTAAAAAAAAAATCAAAAATATTCTTTTAACAAAGAATGAAAAAATTACTGCAATTTTAGGAACAACTATATATATACTATTTTTCATAATCATTATTCCTATTATATTATACAAGTTAAATTTCACTAATTTATTAAAAATATATATTATCAATACAGATTTAATATCAATTGTTATTTCTTATCATAAAGGACCTTTTCAAAATATTTTCAAATATTTATATAATAATACTGATCCTTTTATTGGATATTTATCACAAAATATAATTAATTTATCTGTGTTAACATCATTATTTTACATTAGATTAATTGAATCAAAAAAAGAAAATATATATGTTTCGATAAGTAAATTAACATTTATATTATTAATTACATATTTACTACCTGGAAGATATATTATCAAAATACAAGATTATTTTTATAATTATTTAGGAAAAGAGCAATTTTGGAATGGATATAATATAAATGGTATCATAAGTGTATTTATTGGTTTATTTATTGTATTTTTACTCATTTCATTTGAAGCTTTTAGCGTTTATTATTTATCAAACAGTTTTGCAAAATTTATAAATAATTTATCTCAAATAATAAAATAATTAGTATTCTATTTCTTGATTTTTAATAAAATACTATACGAAATATAAAGTAGAACTAATTATAAATATAATAATATTATATAAAGATGTCATTTTTTGGACGTCAAACTGGAGTAAGTAATCGACGCGGCACAAGAAAGATAATAAATAGAGAAGAAAGACAAAGGTTAAAAGAATATACAGGCGATACGGATCCAGATGATATGGCTTCTATGTTTGTAAGTGATTTATTAGAAAAACAACACGCCTCATTACCAATCAATTATAAATTTGTTGTACAAATGACAATATTATTATATTATGATCAAGATTTTCTCAAAAAGATAAAAGATGCAAAAACAAGAAATGAAATGTCGCAATTAAGAATAAAGGTAGATGAAAGTTTTCAAGAAAATATAGATATTATGATGGAAAAGTTTAATGAAGAATTATTAGAAAATGATAGATTACAGGAATACAAAGAATATTTGAGTAAAGATAATTTATTAAGTCAATTAATAGATAATATTAATGATCTATTAATAATAACATCAAAGGCTAAAGTAGCTACCAAATTTACTATAGAAAGTAATCTAACATTATATAGCGGTTTAGGTTATCTACAAGATTGTGATAGATTAATATTAGAAAATTTGTTGTATTTAAATAATATAGGACAGAGAGAGTGGATAACACCGACATTTATTTCAACAACACATTCAAGGGATACATCTGTAAGATTTGCAGGAAAAATAAAAAAAGGTTCGGATAGTTCAGTTATATTAAGAATAACAGTTCCAGCAAATAGATTAGAATATTTTCCATATAATCCTATGTATGAAAATGTTATACAATTACCTATGTCAAGAAAAGAGACAACTCGCGAGAGCGAGGTATTATTGCCACCATATATAAAACTAGCATATATGGGTGAAACCGAGGAAAATATAAAATATTTAGTTCCAGAGGGAGACGGTAAAACGCAAATAGAAAAGATAAGCAAAGTATTATTTCTTGATTTAATGTTTATAGATTATGCAGATAAATTAGCATTAGAAGATAAAGATATAGACGAAAGAAAAATATTATTAAAAGAGAGTAAATATAAAGATCCACTAACAATAGTTAGTGAATTAAAAGATCTTTTCATTAAAAAGAGAGGTGGACGAAAAAATAAAAGGAAAAATAAAAAAGTAACTAGGAAAAATAAAAAAGTAACTAGGAAAAATAAAAAACTAAAAAAGAAAAATAAAAAACTAACAAAGAAAAATAAACATACATGAATATTGTTATGAAGAAATTATTTCATAATTTTTCATAAGAATAATTATTTTAAATATTACGTTAATGCTTTATAAAATAAATAAACATTCCTTGTTTTATAAATTTATGGTTTGGTCAGTAACAATTAACGTTTTTTTTTATTTTTAATTCTTCATTCCATTTTTGAAAAATGGACATTTTTTTATGTCCAATTTTAAAATTTCGATTTGAGAATTGACAAAAAAAAGTGAAAAAATGAGTTTACAGCATAATGCTCTTATTTTAATTTATGAAAAATAAAAAGTGTTACTGAACTATAAAAATTATATTTTGCGGAAAGTATTTAGACGTTTTTTCTTTTAGCCATATATACTAAAAATGGCTAAAAAAATCTCTGAAAATCTCGCAAAGTTTTATATATGTGAAAATTGTAACTATAAAAGTAAGAATAAAAGTGACTATAATATACATTGTCTTACGATAAAACATAAAAAGCTAACAAATGCTAAAAATACTAACGTAATCTCTGAAAATCTCGCAAAAATTGAATATAAATGTTGTTGTGGTAAGATATATAAACATCAATCTAGTTTATCAAAGCATAAGAAAATATGTAATTTTAATAAAGAAGAACAAATTATTGAATGTGGAGAAAATAAAGATGAATTAAAATCATTAATAATAAAAATTATGACAGATAGTAGTGAAAAGATGAATTTTTTAATGAATGAAAATAAAGAATTAAGAAATCAGTTAAAAGAACAAAATCAACAAATTACAGAACTTATACCAAAAGTTGGTAATAATAATAACAACAACTTAAAACAGAAATTTAATATTAATGTATTTTTAAATGAAAAATGTAAAGATGCATTATCAATGGATGAATTTATTGATAAAATAGAAATATCCATGAAAAACTTATTAACAACAAAAGAAAAAGGTCAAGCAGAAGGTATTAGTAATATAATAATGGAAAACATGAATAAGCTTTCTCTCTATGAACGCCCATTACATTGCACAGATAAGAAGAGAGAAACGTTATATATAAAAAATAATGAATGGGAGAAAGATGAAAATAAACAACATATAAATAAAGCGTTAAAGAAAGTAGAAAAGAAACAATTCAAAAATATTCAAGTATGGTTAGATGAGCATCCAAATTATATGAATAATTCAAAACAACAAGAAGAATTTGCTGAAATATTACGTGAATGTGGTAAATCAATAGATGATAGTAGAGAGAAAGTTATAAAAAAATTATGTAATAATGTATATTTGGATAAAGAATCTTAATAAAACTTTTTTGGTTGTATTTGGAACCTTTTTGGTTGTATTTGGAACCTTTTTGGTTGTATAATTATACAACAATTTTAGTTCGAAAAATAAATAAAATATTTCATTAAAAATATTATTATTATATTAAGTGTATTAAAGTATAATATAATATAAAATTATGAGACGAATAATTATTTTCGAACTAAATACAACAAAATACAACAAATTTAGTTCCAGTATTAACTATGCGAGAAATACTAAAAATGGCTAATAATTTCTCTCAAATGGCTAAAAAATCTCTGAAAATTCTCGCAAAGAATTATTAATATTTATTTTATAACCATAATAAGAATGATTATTATATTATAATTTTCATAATATATTATGATAAAATGGAAGACTAACAAAGACTAATAAAAATCTCGTATTTCTCGTAAATTTTCGTTTTTTTTCATTTTCATATTTTCGTAAAATAG